CGGACCAGGTTATCCCGGCCTAGCCTGCAGGCAGCGGCCGCTCACCGGCTGGTGAGCGGCCGGTTGCCGTGCCTGCCGCCTGGCTATTGCCTGGTCACTTACCTGGCCAGATGCTCAGCGTGACAGTGAGAGCCAGACGCGCGCGACCGGTTATAGTCAGTTGCCGGCACTCGCGTTTGCCGGTGAGCGCGTGACTCAGAGCCTCAGTTTTCAGAGCACCGGTATACCGTTACCAAGTTGTCACACGATGTGATTGCATTGCGAGAAAATCTGGCCGCTCACATCGCATTGTGGTATATTTGCTCTAACAGCGGAAACCAGGAATGGAGAGCAGGTGGACGCAACCACGGTCGGTTACATCGACCTCGACGGCAGCGACTGGCGCGATGAGGGTGTCGTTTTCGACGACCACATCGGCATCTCAACGATGGTACCGGGCGACAGCATCGCCGCTCTCGTCACGGTCAGGCTGTTTACCGCACTCAGCGCCGACGGCGCGGTTGACCTGCCGGTCATCCGCGTCACCGGCACCGCGCCGCAGGTCCTGGCCTGGCTGCTCGACAACTGGACCGGTGGCGACCTGCAGGCCGCGCTGGACTGCCTGTCTGATGAGCAGTTCCAGGTTATCTCTCAGTAGAGAAGAGACAGTCATGGAAATCGAAATCAAGCTGAAGGTCGATATTTTCCGGGACGACCTCGACCGTGATTCCATGGAAATGTTCATGGGAATGGTTCAGGAAGGCGCCAACGCCGCTGTCCAAGCCGCTAATGAGCGTATCTACGGCGCTTGTATCGTCGACGACCCGGAGATCATCATCCACCGCTGATGACGCGTTACCGGATCCCGGCTTCCTCACCGAACGCCCGGACCGCCGCGCCCCGGTACTTCTCGGCCCACCGCCTCATCGCGGGCCGGACGTACGGGCGCGGCGGCAAACGCGTCTTGTGGCCGCGACCGGTGATGCCGCCGAGCTCCTGGATGCGAGCGTACACGGTCGTCGGCGCGATGTTCGTGATCCACTGACTGCCGCTCGAGTAGACGCGCGTCCGGCGCACCGACTCCCGCAGGCGGCCGGTGATGAGCGAGGGCGGGTCGGTGAAAGCGCGTGATGGCGTCTTCGTGCCGGGTGAGTGTGAGCTCCGGCTGAGCTCGAGCTTGACCGCTCGCTCGCCGACGGCTCCCATGCTCTCTGACGCCTGCTTTGCCGCGTCCGGCGCCACTTTGATGAGCCGGTCTAGCGCGGCCATCAGGTCATCGGTCGCGGTCGCGTTCCACGGCACGGTTCCTCCACAGTGGTGTACATTGTCGCGCTGGCGTGGTATGATTTACCCATCAGCAGGAACCAGGAATGGAGAGCAAGATGAGCACTGACGGCGAGATCACCGAAACTGTCATCAGCGACGAGTACCAGGTTGTCGAAGTCAGCTCAGATGGCAACGACATCGGGCCTCTGTCGTCCGGCCACTTCGAGATCGGCAGCGATGACGATGACCTCATCACTCGAGAGCTGGCGGTTGCTTACGCCAAGCGCGTTACGAAGGCGATGGCCGATGCACCTTGCAAGACGGCGTATGTGGTCCGGCGAGTCACCGTGACGGCAGTCAGCTTCTGAGCTCCCAGCTTCAACTAGCGCCGGCAGCAGATACTGCCGGCGCTTTCGCGTCAGCGCCTTCCTGGCGGCTCGCGCTGCGCCTCGCGCATCTGCCGCTGGGCTGCTTCAGCTTCCGCCTGCTCGATCATGGGCCACCACGTCACGGCGTCGACCGACAAGTTGTCGGTCATCTCTTCCGTGAAGCCGTACACCTTCGCGAAAAACCGCTTGGTGAGCACCTCAGGCGGCATCCGCTCCGGCAGCGGCAGGCTGTACTTGCCGTTGCTCAGGAAGAGGCCGCGGAGCCGGACGGCGTCTCGAGATTTGGGGCTTCCATCACCTTGGCCAGGAACGGCGCGATCTGCTTCTCGAGCTGGTTGAAGTCGTCGAGGTCGAGCGCCTCACCGAACGCGTCGCGGACATGCTCGTGCCACAGTGCCGAGTTACCGGTGCACTCCGGGCAGGCATGCCGGCTTGGCAGGTCGTCCGGCAGCGACCAGCTCTCAACGAGGCGAGCGAGCAGCGCCGTCTCCATGAGAGAAAGGATGCCGGCTTGCGCTCGGCCATCTTGTGACACGCTGATGATACCCTGGACGGCGAACTTATCCTTCGCCTTCAGAGCGGTGCGAAGTGTGATCCCGGCGCCGCTCGGCAGCACCAGGTTGAGTGGCTCGGTCATTCTTTTCCCATCATTGCGGTGTTAATGCGGTGATCCTGCATCACACTCAGCGAGCAGTTTGTTTACACGTCAGTCGCTGGTGTGGTATATTGATCTCAAATCAGGAACAGCGAGTGGAGAGAAATTGCACGTGACCGTGACGGAAAAGCAGCTGCAGGCTCGGCAGGATTACCTCAACAGCCTGACGGCTGGGCGGAAGATGTTCCGCATCAGCGAGCTCCAGCGAATGAAGCCGTCGTTCCAGCGCACGCTGAACAAGACGCACGTCAACGAGATCGTTCGCGACTGGCAAGTACACCGGTTTGACGATCCTGTCGTGTGCGTCTGCTCCGACGGCACGCATCTGCTCGATGACGGGCAGCATCGTGTGGAAGCCGCAGCACTCAAGCTCGGCGTGGACGCGGAACTGCTGTGCCGCGTCGTGCACACCGATTTGCCCGGCAGTGAGTTCGTCGCTCTCAACTCAGCTCGGCGTGGCGTCACCGCTTACTGGAAGCACGCCGCACTGCTGTCAGACGGCGACACCACGGCTCTTGCCATCGACACTCTGCTTCGCAAGCACGGGTTCAGCATCAACCACGGCAGCGGGCCGTTCTACGTCAATGCTGTGAACACCGTCTACAACCTGCACGAGCGAGACAGCGCATCTCTCGACCGCGCATTCAGCATTCTCGCTGAGATTATCAAGAAGCGCGATGGTGAGACCGGCTGGGTAAAGGCGAACGTCATCCAGGCCGTCTGGTATGTCGTCAAGAACTACGAGTGCACCAACGCTCAGATGGTGCGTGGCCTGGCTAAGATCACCCCGGAGCGCGCAGCACCGCACAACCAGAACGACCCGGCTCGCAACGCCGGCGACATCATCGTCGCTTACAACAAGCAGCTTCCGGAGCACCGGCGCATCAGCGTCATGAAGCCGAAGAGCAACTGAAGCAGGCAAAGCCGCCCGCATCGCGGGCGGCTTTTCCGCCGTTGTTAATAACAGCAGGCAGCGCCGCCTGGTATTGTTGACTCGTGGAAGAAACCTGGAAGCCGGTCGTCGGCCGTGAAGGCACTCACGAGGTGTCCGACTTGGGCAGAGTAAGAAAAATTAGCACCGGCTATATCTACACAAGCAGTGCTAAACAAGGGCAGTACCCGATGGCCATCGGCAGATACGTGCACCACATGGTCATGGAATCGTTCGTCGGTCCACGGTTGCCTGGCACAGAAGTTCGTCATAAAAATCGTGATACGACAAATCCGGCGCTGTCTAACCTCGAGTACGGCACTAGCAGTGACAACAAGCATGATCAAGTGAGAGATGGTACTCACCCGGAGGCTCGCCGGACGCACTGTGATCACGGACACGAATACACGCCGGAGAACACCAAGCTCGAGTACAAGGACGACGGCTCGGTCAAGGCGCGCTGGTGCAAGACCTGCGGTAACGACCGGTACAAAGCGTTCGTCAAGCGCCGAGAAGAAACGCGTGACAAGATCTGCGTTGAACCAGACTGCGATAAAACGCAGAGAGCTCGTGGATGGTGTAGTACGCACTACGCACAGTGGTACCGGAACCAGAAAAAGCAGGCGAACTTATTGGTAAAATTCTTACTAATAAGTTGGTACGTTGTTTATCAACGTGATGGTCATCGGCCCGAGGCCGCCGGAACCGCCGACGTCGGTCGCGTTGGCGACGCACTGCAGCTCATCCTCGTACCCGAAGAGCACCGCGGACCGGTTCGGCTTGGCCTTGGTGAACGCGGCGACGCTGCTCGTCATGATGCATTGTATGTTGGCGGTGCCGGCGAGCCCGTTGTTGACCGTGACGGTAACCGACGGCTGCGTGTTGTTGAGCATGTTGAGCAGCGCAGTCTCGTCAGTCGACACGGTGTAGTGCAGTGAGAGAGTCGCGTCGAGGCTGCCGCGGCCGATCACGAACGGTGACTGCGTGCCCTGCGCCGTCCAGTAGACCTGCAGTTCTCGCTTGATGCTGAACGCCCACTCACCGGCTTGCGTCATCGCCGTGCCGCCGACGGAGATCGTTGACTGCCACGCCGGCACCGGGACGACCGCGGATGGGTTGTTGAGCGGGACGGACGAGCCGGAAGCTGGCACGCTGAGCCAGCTGTTGCCGGTGACCTTCGCCTGGAAGAGCTGCTCAGTGTTGCCAGTCAGGTCGAGCTGGCTGATGCAGAGATATGGGTACGTCCGGGCGCCGGTGACGGCGGTAAGGCCGGTGTAGTCGGTCGCCGCGTGAACCGGTGGCTGGCCCGTGCCGTTCCACGACCCCTGCTGAAGAATGGCGAACCGGTGCGTGTATGGCCCCGTGACGGTGTTGACGGTGCTGCCGCTGGCGTGCGGGAACCGAAGTGGGGTGGTGGTGAAGCTGATGACGGAGCCGGCAGCGGTGCCGCTGACCACCACGACTTCGGCGGTGTTGCCGGTGCCGATCTGCATGAACGTGCCGGCGCTGTAGCCGGTCGCCGATGTGATGGTGCCGGATGTCGAGTACACCGCGGCAGTGCCGACGAGCGTCGCCGTGTTCGCAGGCGACGAGCCGATGGTGGACAGGTCACCGAAGGTGTTGTCGAAGAAGTAGCCCTCGATGTCACCGTAGAACGGGCCGCCGTAGCTGAACGTCGCGTCTTCAGGACCCTGGATCACGCTGTAGACGTGAGCCATGGAACCTCGGACCGCGGTGTCCATCAGCCAGCGAGGTGTGTCTTCCGGCTGGTAATCCGACTTGTCTAGCGGGATCGTCGAGGCGATGCCGGTGATGCCGGGGTACGTGTTCGGCAGGTCGGCGTTCCCCGGGACCAGAGACCGCGAAAGTCCCAGGAACGTCAGGTTAGTGGGTCTCACCGCAGTGAGTGACGCAGCGGTCACTGGCCCCTCCTCATCATAGAGATAACCATCTTCTTCATCAAGAAGCGGCTCGTCAGATTCATCATCGAGTGGCGGCACGGTAGTCCAGCAGTGTCGTCATGGCGACACCACCGCCGCCGGCGGCCCGTCCGTGTAGCCAAGCGAGCTCGCCAGGAACGTGGCGGGCAGTGACGACTGGCCGGTGATCCCGCCCCACGCCCACGGGGCGACGGCACCGAACCCGTAGTTGGGGTAGCCGACCGCCGCGACGGATGGCGGGGTGGTGCCCGTGAACAGCACCCCCAGCGCGTACCGCTGCCCCGCGTTCCGGGTGAAACTGCTCGTCAGCGTGAGGTCGTAGACGGTGTAGGCGCTGGTGAACGCGGTGGCGTGCACGTCGCCCGTGGACGCGAGCAGCTGCCCGTTCCCGCTGCTGTCAAGCTCGTAGACGCCCACGGCCGCGTAGGTGAGGCCGGAGCCCGCGGTGCCGGTCGTCGCCACCCGCACCGCGGTGGCCGTGCCGGACGTCGCCGCTACCCAGGAGGCGAGCGCGAGCGTCCCCGCCGCATAGGCCAGGCTCCCGTTCAGCGCGAACCGGGGCAGGATGCTCTCCCCGCTCGCCAGCGGCTCGGCCGCCGAGTAACGCGCCGGCGTGGTGACCGCCTCTGGCGGCAGGCCCTCCGCGGCGCCCGCGGCGAGCTTTCCGAGCAGCAGGTGGCCCAGGTCGGTCGGGTGGTAGTCGTCGATGTAGAGGACCCCGCCGTCGTAGTCGCTGGCGACCGTCGGCATCCGGTAGTTGAGGTCGATGACCATCGCGCCAACGGTGTCCGCCACGGCGACGGAGCGGATGGCCGCCGCGTACGCCAGCCAGCCTCCGGTGTCCTGCACTGTCTCGTCCGCCTCGTACGGGATGACGAGGATGAGCGGCAGGGTGGCCAGCGCGGTGGCCGCGCCGCGGATCGTGGAGATGAGCCCTTGCAGGTCGGATGCGAACTGGGCGGCGGTCCGCCCGCCACCGGAACCGACGGAGGTGATCCGGGCGTCGTTGACGCCGAGCATGATCATCAACGCCGACGGGGTGGTCGGGAACCCGTTGGCGTAGCACTGCGCCCAGTTGAGGCTGTACGTCTCCGGCTGGTTCCAGCCGATCGACGTCTCCGTCCCGGCGCACCAGCCGAAGTGGCCGCAGCCGTGCAGCGTGATCCCGGAGTTCTCGTCGCCGGCGAAGTGCAGCAGCCCGTCCAGCACGATCCCGGTTCCGGCGGTGAACACGATCGTCAGGACGTCCCCGGCCACCATCGGGATGGAGGAGGTGAGCAGCTCTTTCCCGGTCATCGTGTTGGACACCGTCGTGGTGCTGCCCGAGTTGACCTTGTACGTGAAGCTGCCGGAATAGCCCACGTCGTAGTACATGATCTTGACCGACGTCGTCCCGGACGTGGCCGTGTACGTCCAGGTCGAGCCCGTCGCGCTGGTGACGGTGCTGTTGCGCACCGGGCCCAGGTCGAACTCGGTCACCGCGCCGGCCGTTTGGGTGACAGGCCACGTGAACGTGTCCGAGCCGGCGCTCTGGATGGGGATGAACCCGTACCCGCCGCCCGACCCGTTCGCCGTCGTCGGGTAGGCGGCTCGGATCGCGTTCTGCGCCTGCACCACCCACCGGTTAGCCCACAGGGACGCGCCCTGCCCCTCGGTGATCGAGTCGCCGAGCACGATGATGTCGCACCGCGCACTGTTGCGGTTCGCGATCGCCGCCCACAGGGACGTCAGGCCGACACCCGCCGCGGTGCCCTTCGCGAGCGAAGAAAGCTGGTCTCCAGCTTCAGCCGCGCCTGATGTTTTATCAGAGCCACCCGGCCCTGCGGGAGGTGTCGATGTGTCTGACACGTCCACCACCGGCACCAGATCACCACTCGCCAGAGTAGTCAGGTTTGAAAGCTGGCTGAGCTTGTAGCCGCTCAAAAAACCTCCTCATCTAGCCCATTAGTCATCGCGCACGTCTTATGCCTGGAACACCTCGATGACTGGAACCGTCACCAGCCCGTCATACCGGTTGTAAGCCTGGTCACTCAACGCCCGCAGTGAGATCCGGTAGCTCATCTTCTCACCGATGTCGAGCAGCCATGACTGCTGCCCGGTTCTCGGGTCAACGGCGAGTGGCCGTTCCGGGCTCGTCCGCAGCGCCTGCATCACCTCATCAACGATCCCGGGAAAGACGGTGTCGGCGAGTGGGTCGTCGTCTTGCCCGAACCAGACCAGCCACACGTCGATGCTGTGCTCGATGTTCTTCCAGCCTGACGGCGTCCCCGGACCGGTGTTCCGAGGGACGGTGCCGCCCTTCTGAGCATCACGCGACTCTTCCCCGTCACTCGGCCAGACGTATGCCGTCGGGATGTCCGCCTCGACGTTCGGATCCGGCGGTGTGATGTATGCTGCCAGTGCCGGCAGCGCATACGGCATCGGCAAGCCGTTGATAAGCTGCTGCAGGTACACCTGGACGGAGTTGATCGGCATCCTACCACCGTTCTCTGCCGCGGAAGATGACCACCGCCGCGATCACGATGAGCGCGATCGCAAGAGTGTCTGAGACCGGGACAAGCAGTGGGTGCCTGACCGCGTAGATGATAGCGAAGATGACGAGCCAGCACAGGACGCTCATCACGGTCAGACCACTCGCTTGAATGGTGCCAGCAATGACTGTGCTTGAGTGACGAGGTCTGAAGACTTCTGGTTGCCTGTCGACCCGCCAGCGCCCGGAATCGTCTGGACGGTCGTCGCCGTAGCTCCTCGAGTGAGTGCGATGCTCGACCCGAAGAGGATCGTCGCCCACATCACCGACTGCGGCAGCGTCGAGACGATGGTACTGACGGCGTGGTCGAACGCCAGCGGTGATGCGAGCGTGAGCGTTCCCGGCCCGGAAGTAACGCTGCTGGCGGTAACCTGGACAAGCTCCTGCTGCCCGCTGTCGTAGACGGTGCCAGTCGCTCCGGTCACGTCGCTGAACGGGTTCGTAATCGCCCAGGCAGTGCAGTCATCAACGTGAAGCACGGTGTCGCCGGCTGACGCGGCTGCGGTCAGCCCGCAGTGAGGCCAGCCATTGTAATACTGGACTTGGACGAGCCAGCCGGACCGCCCCAGGCTCCAGTTCAGCCAGCCGGACTCGATGATGATGGCTTGCCCACCCTCACCGCCGGAAGACGGCGCCGTGGAACCGTACACGCCAATCGGCGGGTACTCCGGCTCATAGTGACTGGCGGGGATCACCGTCCACTGCCGTGGGAAATACGCGTCCGGTGCGATCTGAATGCTTACGATACCGAGCACTGGCCCGCGCTGCATGATGATACGGCCGTTGCGAGACCCAGACAAGACGGTCGCGCGGAAGTTCGGCCCGCGAAAGACCTCAGTGTCGAGCGTCGCTCGCAGCGGCTGGTTGCAGTACGCATCGACTTGCGACGTCGCTCGAGCGCAGATGTTCGACTGCTCAGCGTACCGCTGTGCCGGTGTCACTCCCGACCCGGGTGGGATCGTCGACCAGGAGATGCCAGTCGGCGCAGCTGTCAGTACCTCCGGCGTGACGTACGGCGAAAGCGGCCCGGTCGGCGTCGTCATCGTGCTGGCACCGCCCATCGCATTATGGTATAGTGATATCAGGAACAGAGCAGAGTGAGATGGAGAGCCAGATGCCGAAGGTCAGGATACCCAAAGAGCTGCAGCGCATCTACAAGATCGCGGTAAAGCAAGGCTGGACGGTTGAGATCCGCCACAGCGGTCACATGAAGTGGGAAAGCCCGGCCGGGGCGCCTGTCTTCACCGCGAGCACGCCGTCCGACCCGCGTGGGATCAAGAACCACATCGCCCGGTTGAAGAACGCCGGCCTCGTCATCGACGCCTGAAAGGCAGTACCGTGAAGAGCGTTTTCATCGCTATCCCAGTCGGCCGAGTGGCCGACTGGGATGCCGTCAATGAAGCCACCCACATGATGACACTTAATAAGTTCATCATGAATATTTTCGCGTGCGTTTTCCTCACGCTCACTGAAATCGCCGGCAGTGACTTGACGTGGGCCATCATCGACGCCAATGCAGGCATCGTCCAGTTCGACGGCTCGGACGTTGACGTCAGCCTGATCGCCGAAGCAGCTGCCGGTTTCGGCTGCACGATCGTAAGTGAAACCACGGTATAGGAGGCTGCGATGAGCAAGAACGCCGCAGAGCTTCTCAAGAAGCTCCAAGAACTGCAGGCACGCGGCATTGACTTGGATAAGACGGTGCTCGTCGTCGGCACCGGCTGCTGTGGCGGTGACTGGGACGGTGCCATCGAGGTAGGGAGTGCTGACGAGCTCGGCAGCAGGTGCATCGAGATCTACGGCGACTGCTGAGCCCGCCAGTGCTGAAGCCGGCCAGCGCGAAAGCCGGCCGGCTTCAGCGTGCTCTCAGCTCGTGCCGGTACCGCCGATCTTGCCTGGCAGCGCGTCGATCGCATCCAGTACCGTCCGGATGCCGCCTTGCGTGCGCTCATCCAGGCGGTCAACGATGACTTCGGTGTCTTCGAAGGTCTTCGCCGCGCGAGCGTCTGAAGCTGCAGACTGGATGTTCTGCCCGACGATGATGACCGACAGCAAGACCAGCTGCAAGAACGTCTGCGCGATCCACTGGACGTCAGCGATGATGCTGTGCAGCGCCAGCGTGCTCGGCAAGCTGGTCAGCGCGATGCCACAGAACACGTAAGCGCACCACATCGAGCCGACCATCGAGGTGATCTTGACGGCGAGCCAGGAATTGAACTGCGCCGCCCGGTGGCTGCTCGGCAGATGGTTTACTACCTTGGCATGAACAGGCTGGCCGTTGCGCGTCCAGCCATACTGCGGCTCAATCATCGCTCGCCTCCTGCGGCTTCAGCAGATCTCAGATGCTCGGCACCTCGGCGAGCTCTTCTTCGAGGCCGGCGTCGCGGCTGGCAGCTGCCTTTATCACGCGTGGCTGCCGCGGCTGCCGCGTGACTCGTTCCGGCTTCTCAGCGCGCGCAAGTGCCGGCGCGGCACTCATGCTGGCACCGCACTCCGCGCAGAACTTGGCCGTCGGGAAATTTTCATGACCGGCAGCGCACTTGACCGTGCCTCGGCCTTCGGCCTGGCCGGTGATCTCACCGAGGAACTCAGCGACCGGCAGGCCGGCGATCTTCGCCAGCGCCAGCGCCATGAGATCCTCTCGGCTGCGCGTGGTGCTCTTCTGAGCGTTGTCACGCGCCAGGTCTTCATCGGGAGTCGACGGCACATCAGCGGTGGTAGCGGACCACAGTGGGTCCTTCAGAAGATATGGTTCGCATTGCGGGCACGTCAGTGCCCACAGCCGAGCGGGAGCGCCGTTCACGACCGGTCGAGTGTGGACTTGGCCACACCCTCGGTGAGAACGGCTCACAGTGACGCTAACCACGTCACTGCGGGCATAAGCAGTCACAAAACCTCCTGAGATGGTGTACTTCACCAGAGTACTGTGGTATGATGTTACCAGCAGCGAGAACGAGGAACGGAGAATGAGCGATGATGACGCCGGAGAAGATCAACGAGCTGATCGAGGCTGCTGAACGCTCTCTTGACAACCGAGAAACCGATCTCGACGTATTCGAGCGAGAGATCGGTAGCTTGCGCGATCAGCTGCGCACGCGAGAGCGCTGGGCGGCACTTGCCAAGACCGATATCCGGGAGCTTCGCGAGCAGCTGGAGATCCTGCGGCTGGCTCAAGAGACCGCGATCAGGAACTGAGAAGAGGAGACCACGATGGCAGACTTCGGCACCGTTGTCAAGTACGACTCCGGGCAGCCACGCGTGCGGCCCGCAACCACCGTTGAGTGGGCTAAGAGCGCGATGATGCTCAACAGCACCGCTCCCGGGCACGAGAACCGGACGTTCCACGACGAGAACAACGTGGTCGTCTACGTGGACGGTGGACCGGACATGCTCGTCACTGACGACGACCTGATCGACCTGGCACACGAGTCCGCAGCTTGCGGCGACGCCGCGATGAAGAACAAGGCGCTGGCCGCGCTGGACGGTGAGGAAATCGCTCGCACCGAGTGCGTTTCTATCATCCTCGGACAGCGGATTTCTGAGGCTCTCAAGGTAACGATCACGCTCTCAGGCTGGCAGCAGCCTGAGAGCGTGGTATAATTATCCCAACAGCAGGAACCAGGAATGGAGACCGGATGAGCACGAGCACTGAAGTCCAGGCCAGGCAGGCACCCGCGCCGCTGCCGATCCCGGCAGAGGACCCGAAGACGCTTCTGGAGCGCGTTCAGGCGCTGTACGCCAAGGTCGTGAAGGGCAAGACGGCCGAGGTCGACCCGCATCTGGTCGAAGTTCGCGAGTTTGCCAAGCACGCGATCGAGTACTGGGAGCAGCAGCGGGCGATCGCCAACTTCGAGATCCAGCGCCAGCTAGGTGACGCCGAGATCGCGACCGTCGGCGGCATCCCGGTTGCCAAGCGGCTCCAGCACCCGGTCAAGGGATTCTGGGTCGAGCCCAGCGAGCGCGACTACCTCAAGAGCACCAAGAAGTAGATCACGCCGGAAGCCCGGCAGCTTTACGCTGCCGGGCTTCCGGCGTTCTCAGGCCGCGTCTCAGCCCCGCACTTCGGGCACTCGAGCGACCATGCCTGCCACAGTCGCTTGCAGCCGGCACACCAGCGGCCGGCTTTCGTCCCGAGCCGATGTGACTGGCTCGTGATGAGGCCGATGGTGTTGTGTGCCGACTTCTTCAACCGTGCGGCGTGGTGGTCCTCAAGAGTGATGGTGCCGTTGGAGTTCGGCCGCAGCGTCTCACGGCTCGCCGTCGTGAAGCCCTGGCAGCCAGGCGGCAGCGTAAACGTCTCACTCATGCGACCTCTTACTGCGTTGTTGAGAGAAAATAGCTGATGTTACCGGAACCACTCAACACCGCACCATACAGTGACGCTCCCGCAGAGCCGGGAAAGCCGCCGAACGATACGGTGCTGTTCGCTCCGATGATGGCCCCGTTCGAGAACGTTACCGCGGTGCCGGTGCCGATGGCAACCGCGGTGCCGCCGGTAGAAAGCGCCAGCGCAAACGAGCCGGACGGTACTCGGCAGATGAATGTCGCAGTAGTGCTCGCCAGTGCCTGGCCGAACGACAGCACTCTACCGCGTCCCAGCCAGGATGTTCAGTGACGTTCCGAGTGGTGCGCTTACCAGCGCAAGAGCCTCACCGCTCACGTGCGCGAACCGGAGGCCACTGGTGAAGACGACGGCGGTGCCACTCGGGATGGTGCCGATCACCGCCGTTTCCGCGGCGCTGCCGGTGCCGATCTGCAAGACGTTCCCGGCGGAGTAGCCGCTGGTCGACGCCGCGTTAACGGTGCCGGCACCTTGCGCGGCGTCAAGGCCGAGCGTCGTCGCCGTGCCGAGAGTTCCCGCAGCCGCGACCGCCCAGATGCCGGCAGACGCGAACGGCAGGTCAAATCCCTGCTGCGGCGGCAGCAGGAAGCCGGTTGCCGCGGTGACGGCGGCACTGCCCAAGTAAGCCGGCTGGCTGCCGTTGTTGAACAGAGTGACGTTGGGAGTCCCGACAGTGGCAGGCGTGTAGACTTGCGTCGCGACTCCGCTGACCGGGACACTGGTGGGCTGGACTGCCATGCCGGTCTCCTCTCTGAGTTAGTCGACGGTGCTGAGCGTCGACAGGCCCGCGATGATGGTGGTCGTCAGGCTGGCGGTGACCGCGTACAGGTTGATGGCCGGCCCCTCGAGCAGAAGCTGGCCGCCGGGGGCCAGTGTGAGGCTCGCCGCCGACGTGGCGGTGCCGCCGGTGCCGCCACCGATGTAAGCGGTGACTGTGCCGGCGTTGAAGAGCGTGACGTTCCGCAATGTGCCGGTCAGGCCGGTCGCGGTGGTGTTGAAGACCGGGACGGTACCGCTAGCCGTGCCGACCACGGTGGTCTGCGTGCCGGGACCGTTGGCGAAGATGGCCATCAGGCCGTCCTTTCGAAGTTGCCGTTGCAGTCAGCCTGAGATGTGGTATAATTAACACAGCACAGGAGATCAGAGAAGTGGAGAGTGAGATGGGTTACACGACTACGTTCACCGGCAGCATCCGAGTGGAGCCGGCGCTGACGACCGCGGAAGCGCAGTTCCTGCTGGACTTCTCGCGAAGTGATCACGATGGTGAGCCGAAGGCACCGGGCAAGCACTGTGACTGGGTGCCGGCCGAGCCCGTCCTCGACGGCTTCGGTTTCGCCACGATCGAGCACAACGGCAGTGAGAAGTCCTATGACGCCGTCGAGTGGCTGCAGTTTCTCATCGATGAGTTCCTCAAGCCGGGGTCGAGTGGCGGCCCGCAAGGTGGGCTGCTGACCCGCGATCACGTGCTAGATGGCGTGATCGAAGCGAATGGTGAGGAACACGGCGACTACTGGCGGCTCGTGGTGAAGAGCAACGCCGTCACCCGAGAGGAACCGATCACGATCTGGGCGAGCGACAACGTACAGCAGCCGGTGATCGTGCCGGGTGAGATCGTCCGCGACCAGTGGTTTTTCGAAACCCGGCGCTGAAGAGCACTCATGGAGTCGCGGCCGCCGGAAGCGCTGGCGATGATGCCGGCTTCCAGTGACCTGGAGGTGGCGAAGGCGGCGCTGAGGCGAAGCCAGTACCTGAAGTCACTGTCGAATGACGTGATGTCGTTCACCGGCATCAAAGACGCCATCGGCTCGCTGTGGCTCGCAGAACTGCAGCAAGAGCGACGCTACCTGGCGGCCGAGGCTGACCTGGCGCTGCTGGCACACCGAGGCAGGCTGCAGTGAGCTGACGCCTTCTGCCGGCCCGTAACGAGTGAGTCAGGCCCTTGTCAAGAAGCCCCCGTGATGCCGAGCGTCGCGTGGGCTTTTCACACGATCCTCAAAGATTTACCGCGGCAGACCCTGGCGCACCCGCGGCGGTTTTGGTGAGCAGGCTCAACTGGCGCGCGACTCGGCCGTCTATCTCACTTTTCACCGAGTCAAGATCACCGAACAGTGATGAGACTGCAGCCGCTTTATTTCGCGTCTGCTGAGCGTGATCAAGACGACGATGGAAGACCAGGCCATTCGCGTCACCGGTAAGCCGGTCAACTGCTTCTGCCGTAGCCGTCATGCCAGGCGCTCCAGGTCGACCACGCCGTCAGGATCAGCACTCGTCACGCGATATCGCTGCCCGCGAGGGAGGATGATCTCTTTCACGCTGTTATCACCACGCATGGCATGATCTCCCTTCTTGACGCGAATCCGCATGACGACCGGCTTGCCTCCGAACACCTTCGCCCCGTCAGCATCCAGCAACCCAGCGGGCGTCTTACCCGTAGCACGCATGTGAGCGAAATCTTCAGCGATCTTCCGGTCTTCAGAAGTGCTCATGTAACCGTGATCAGTAAACTCAGTACCGGGCGACAAATCCAAATGCTCCGGCAGTGCCATGCCGCGGTAGACGACACCGTCTTCATCAGCAGTGTGCTTGCTGATTGCGCTGTCAAGGTCATCGTGATGAGCCATCGGCTTCTGCCCGGCACGCAGCGAGTCATTGTACACGCGGTTGCCGGCCTCTGAAGTGTAGCCGTCGATGCTCATCCGCTCAGCTTGAGTGAGCGGCTTGTTCTTCTTTACCTGAAAACGCTTAGGCGCGGACTGCTTACGCCGTTCTGCATCTTCGGCTGCCTTTTCCTTCAGCCTGGCTTCGACCTCTTTGGAATCACCGCTGCTTCCCAAGATGCCGGCGGTGCCATTGGTGAATACGGCGTGCAAGTTACCATCGGCGTCAACATCGTCGATCATGCCGATACCGTGATCAGCGTGTGAGACGAGATCGTGCTTCTTGCCACACGGCGGGTTAACGCAAACCCAGCCGTGAATGTAGCCTTCTTTGCCAGCTTTCATCAGGCTCGGCACTGAAGCCTTGGTTATGAGCTCATTGAGCCGCTGGCTTAGCCGGTCATCTATCTCACACTTAACGGCGTCAAGATCACTGAACAGCACTGGGATCATGGCCAGCTCACTCTGGCAAAGCAAAAGGCTGCAGCCTGAAGCACGACGGCTTGCGAGATCCTCATGCGGCACCTTCCCGGTAAGCAGAGCAGCACCTAGCGCAAGATCAGGCGAAGAAACCAGTGCTGGCGCACTCACGTATGCGCCGCCAAGAGCGGCAAGAAGCGCTCTTGGCGGCGAATACGCGTGAGAACAGTATCTCAATGAGCTTTCTGTGGCGCTGCTTTCACCATCCGGGACAGCGCCGTGAGAAGCCTGCCGGCGCAAGCTGGCACGGCTACTGGTATGGAGTGGTGTCGCTTACCTGAAGACCCTGGATGATGCCAGAGTAGAAAGGAGCGTACGCCACGAGGGCGCCGTAGAGGAACAGGCTGTACCGGTACGACGCGTCGATGACCGGCCACGCGATGGACACGTAGTCTTGGACGCAGGTCATTTCCCAGGCGTTGGCCACGTTGGTCCACGTCTGCGGGAGCTGGTAGGTCATGAGCATGGCCGTGCCTTGGGTAACCCAAGGGTGAACGGTCAGGTTCAAGACGGAGCGAGTGATCGGGTTCTGGAACTGCGAGACCGCGGCGCCGACTTTGACACCGCCGACGTCCGGCTGGTCGAGGAACAGCCGGTAATTGGTGGCAGCGCCCTGGCTGATAACGTCGCTCGAGAGGCGCATGATGTCGCCACCGTCGCCGACGATCTCAGCTGGGTCAGCTCGGAAGGCGCCCGGGTTCGTAAGCACGCTCTCCCACAGTGCGTCGAGCGCCGTGTAGATCGTGTTGTACGAGAGGTGCGTGCCGGCGGACGGCTGGTAGTAGCCGCCCTGCCAGCCCGACGGGTACACCGTGGAGGAAGCGGACTTCCCGGTCAGAACCGGGATGATGCCTTCCATGCGAGTGTTCGCGCCGGTGCCGGTGTCCGCGGCCGGCGAGTTGCCGGTCGTCGGGACGGTGCCCTGCAGCGTGTAGCGCTGGCCGCCGACACCCGTAGCCATCTTGTAGAGAGTGGTCCGGCCGTTGACGGTGCCGACGTAGATGTTGTACGACAGCGCACTGGTGCTCGGGGCGATCGTGACGTCGATGACCTGGCCGGCCGCCGGCGTCACGCTGGCCGCGGTGGACGCGACCGTCTCGCCGTAGTAGTTGGTAGCCGTCACCGTGACGTAGGTGAGCGACCCGGCCGTGGAGATGGCCGTCTCGTTGGACCCGGCGGTCCGCGCCGTGAGGGTTGGGGTACCGGGAGTCGCGAGGTTGACGGAAGAGTGAGCGAGCATCGCGTACTCTTCGCCGAGCATCATCTCCTGGAGGAGGATGAGCGAAGCGAGAGCAGACACGTCCTCGAAGCCCTGGCCGGCAAATTGCGCCAGCCAAGAAAGAGCCTCAGTGCAGTTTGTTACTCATCACATCGTGATGGGCCAGGTCATTTCTGCCTGGCTCTTGCGGTTTGCCATCCCGCAAGGCCGGACTGTCTCATGATCTGCGGCCGGCAGCTCGTAATGCTCCGAGCTTCCTTCCATATCACAGATCCCACGCGTACAGTCTCTGCACACCAGCGAGCATCGCTGGTGCTCAGGATTTGCCATTAACTGGAGGCATTCCCTGAACAGCGCGGTTTGCTCAACGCGTCGCCGCGTTGAGGGCCCAGTTGAAGAGCCCGAAGAAACGGTATGGGACATTCCAACTTGTTACTTACTGATTAACTCAGCAGGCTCAATCATTTCTGTTGAGCTCTCACCGTCTCCGGTGAGGTCGGACTCTATCTTAGTCTGGTTCCAGTTCCCACCTTCATGATATTTGCGAACATGGCGGCTGTAATTCGACGGCGCCCATCCACGCTTGCATATATCACACCAGATAGGATCTGGTTTCTTTCGCGGCTTTCCCCTGATGCCGTCGCCGATCGCCTTCTTATGCGATTCTGACAGCTTACGGCCAAATTTCGCAGCATTATAGCATTTCATGCCGCAAAAAATGTTCTTGCCACCTTTAACCGAAGAACGAGCGCGGAATACGGTTCCGCACTTTTCGCAGGCAAAATCTCGCCAGTCATCAGTCCAGTTTGGATGATCAGGACCGGTAAACTTGGTCTTGATATCGTACACTGGGTCAACATCTGGCGTCAATCCACACGCATCAACGACTTCTTGGATGCACTTCATCGCGTCTGTATTTATCTGCGATCCCGTAAAGTGAAACATACGGAATCCAGCGTCCACGTGTGCTTTATCACGGATGGCCATATGATCTTGGCCACCGGGAAAGCTGTGATGAACGCCGTCGGCTTCGATGATAACTGGCGCCTGGTTAATGCAGATATCAACCACATATCGCTTAACGCAACGCCGCTGTGTCGTGAAACCGATGCCGAGTGATCGAAGAGCGTCGTGCAGCCTAAGCTCAATCGATGTGTTAGCGTGCGGTACGCCAGTTCGATGAACTGACACTGAGATGCCAGCGTCTCCAAGAACACGTCTTACGGTGATTCGACTGCGGTGAACATCAGCTGCGATACTCGCCAGCCCATCGCCAGCTTGGTATTTAGCGATGATAATTTGGCGTTCTTCTTCGCCAGGTGGTTTAGCGCGTGCCACGTGACTGATTATACCAGACTCCACGTACAGAGTCTCTGAACCTTCCCGTCGCCTAAGCAGGCGGGCTCGGCTGCTGATTTTCCCTACCACTGCTTTCTCAAACCATCACGCTCAAGCTTTCGCTTCACGTTGTGGTAGCAGCGTCTAGCAGGATGTCCCAGCAATTCTCGTGGTTTTTACTCTCTCGTCACCGAAAGAGGGACCCGAAGTCCAGGTCCACTTCCGTCTGAGACCCAGACGGAGGCAGGTTCATCGGCCAATTGGTGGCCGACATGGTTCCCGAGCTCTGGACGAGCTCTGGGATCGAGATGTCAACGACTCCCTGACCACCGGTCTGGGACCCGCTGATGCCCGTGAAGACCTTGGCTTGCCGCGACGTGCCCTGGCCGGCCGGGCGCGCAAGCTTGTTGCGGAATCGATCTTGTTACGCACTTGCGTGCGGGCAGGTCATTTCTTGTTCTGCCTGCCTCTGCAGGTTTGCCATCCCTGCAGTCCCGACTGTATCATCACCCGCGTGGGGTGTCGCGCGTGCAGTCTGTACGGACTCGCCTCTCCAGGAGGATTGCCTCGGTATTGCCCGGTAAACTGGCGGGGTTCCACCGATACAGCGCGATGTTCACGCGTGAATTGCTTCACGCGGCCGCATTTTTATCACACGGTGTAGACTGGGTAGATGAGCCGGCTCGGTGCGACGAGGTCGAACGGCACCAAACCGGACACAGTGCCGATGCCCAGTGACCCAGCCGTGAACGACTTCGCCACGTCCATGCCGCCCGGCAGAGAAGCGATCAGCTTCTGGATCTGCTCGGCCGGTGAGGGCGTCTCGAGAGCCGTCCGGAGGAAGCCGCGCTGGTTGAGGAAGTCCTGCGACATCCCCTTCACGACGCTCGGCCGGTCCGTCATCCCCTGGTAGATCGCCGTCCGGAGATCCAAGGTCGCCTGCGACGCCTTCATCAGGATCTGAGACGGGTCGGAGAGAGGCTGCGCGCCGCCCTCCGCGTAGGTGCAGCCCTTGACGAGGGACGGCATCCGGGCCTTGATGATGTCACCGGCGCCGTTGGCGCGGGTGGCTTCAGCCTGTGCCTCCCTCGCGGGCTGTGAGAGGTCGATGCCGGCGTAAGCCGCCGGGGTCGCCTCGAGTGTTGCCGCCAAAGCGGTATTCCTTCCGGGAAAATCGCGCGGAGCGCGCTCGCGTCCGGCCATGGTGCTGGCCGGCAATGCTGTCTGGTGGTGGCCGGCAAATGGCAGTAGGAACGGTCTGAATTGTCACCCGACACCCCGCAGCTGCAGGATACTCCGCCACGCTGCTTCACGCAACGCCGGGTCCGGAGAGCTCCGGAACTGGGCTTCCAGTTCCGTCATCATCATGGCCTTCGTGCGCTCCGCGACGTCCGCCATGGTTCCCCCCGGCACCGCCGGGGAAGCTTGCTTCTGCAGAAGAGATGCGCCGAGCGCCATTCCGCGGTAAGCGCTGACATTCGGGTCAGGTTGCGACGCGATCTCGTCGAGAGCCTTCGCCTGCTTCTTCAGCACCTTGCTCTGCGACTTGACGAGCTCCTGCAGTTCAGCGACTTGCTGCGCCAGGATTGCCGTCATCGGGTCCGGTTCGGCGGCCGTCATCGCCTTCGTGATCTCCGGCTCGCGCGGCAGCAGTTCCTCGGCGAACGCTGCCTCTTTGCGGTCTGCCTGGCTCGCCTTGGCCAGCGACCGCGGCACCGGCACGCCGGCGAACGGCTCCACCGGCGCGGCTGCCTGCTTCTGCGCCGGCGCTTCGTGCTCGCCGTGCATCGGGCACAGGTCCGGGAACGTGGCCGCGACGTGGTCGTGAATGCCCTGCATCGCCTGCCGGACCTGCTCACGGCTCGAGTGAGAGTAGAACGTGCGGCTCTTGCTGACGTGGCCGCTGGCCGGCAGTGACGCGACGTGCGGCCGGCCGGGGATCGCACTGGCGAGTGATGAGCCGTTCGCCGCCTGAGCGCTGGCCAGCAGCCCGTTCGCGGTGACAGCAGCGTCGACCGCCTGTGACAGGCCGGGTGAGTTCGCCGGCGACGGCCGCTCGTGCCCATCAGTCAGCGCCCCGCGCGTGAAATCATCAGCACTGACCTGCCCGGAGAGCAGCGGCGTCGAATTCGGGCTGCCCTGCGCCGGGCTGGGAGCCGCATGCCCAGCGGAGAGGTACGGCCGGTTGAACTTGCCGGGAGTGACGGACGCCGGCGTCGGCGCGGTGCCCGGTCCCGGGTTCGCATCCGAGAACGCCTTGTGCATCAGATCGCGCTCGTCTTCAAGCCACTGCACCGGCACGCTCTTCAAGATCGTTGCCGCGGCGCCGAGCTGAGAGGCTCGTGCTGCCTGGTGGTATGGCAACGTCGCCGCGAGCTCCAAGCCCTTCTGCTGCCAGTACCCCTCATCGACCTCAGCGGCGAGTGACCGCTGTGGGTAGCACTTCGCGACAGCTGCCGAGGAGAACGCCGGGCAGGTCATGTCATGCAGGATGCCGAGGCTCGCCGGCACGCCTTTGGCGACGATCCGGCCGAGCGCCAAGCCGGCGAAGTCGCCCTTCAGCATCGGCTCCTCCAGCCTCGTCGGCTGGCTGCGCTCGGAAGCGCCGTCGTCATCCGGGACGTGTGAGTCGTCTTCATACGCTTCCATCATCGCTCCGTCCGGCTCGCGGTGCGGCGGGATCGGCTTCGCGTCGTTCGCCGAGCTGACCGTGTCGTCCGGCACGGCGCTCTTCTTCACGTTCACCGGGATAAGCTGGCGAGCTGGCGCATCATTGATTTCCGTCTGGCCGAGTGAGTTTGCCGGCGTGAAACTGATGGTGTGTGTGCCTTCCAGGCGGCCAGGCTTGCCGGTCATCCGGTACGTCCGGCCTTCAGACTGCGGGTTACCGTGAATATCAGTCCGGATCACCTCATCGCCTGGCTTTACCTTGTGCTCACCGTTCGGTCCCACGTGAATCCACCCGTGGATGTAACCGTGTGGGCCGCCCTCTCCGTGTGAGCTGGCCTTGGCAGCATCCGACTCTGCCACACTCTTCTTCACGCCAGTCTTCTCCGGCACGTCACCGCCGCCGGCCGGCGCACCGCAACTCGGGCAGAACTTGTGCTTGGCCTTCATCATGCCGCCGCACTTGCACATCATCTTGCCCTTGGCTTTCACGACCGGCGCTGGCGTGGTGGTCTTCTCTGCGTCGTCGTCTTCTGAATCGCCGTCGCCCGCGTCTTCTGAGCCACCGTCGTCATCGGCCTCATCAGCCTCATCCGGTGACGGCTTCTTGCGCTTCTCAACCGAATCATCGCTGTCAGCATCATCAGCGTCACCGTCTTGCATCGACCCATCGCCGTGGCAGCGCGGGCAGGTGACGTGGCCGTCGCGGATCTTGCCGATGCCGTGGCAGAGTGTGCAGGCGCTCTTCTCGATATCCGCCTCCGCGGCTTTCGTCACCTCAACGAGATGGAGAAGCGCGTCGTCGTCGAGCTGGTCGATCTGCTCCGGCGTCCACGCGTACTTGGTGGTAAGGTAAGCGCGAGCAGCCAGCTTCTCAGTTGCGTCGTCACCGTCCTGCCACGAGTCGGGGAGCTGGTCCACGTAATCCTGGCCTTTCCGGTGTGCGATGCGCTTGATATTGCGCTTCAGCGTTTCGGTGTCATAGTTGCCGTCGCCAGCTCGGCCCAGAGACGTCGCGGCGTCGGCGACGTCTCCCGGTGAGTGAATCGGGAACGACCGGTTCCGGCCGGCGAAATCACTGTCCGGCATCGCATCACGGTCAACGCCGCCCGGCGTCTTGTCTTCACCGACATTCGGGCTCTTCCGCTTCAGCGCCAGTACCTTTGCCAGGTCCGCGGGCGTGAACGCGACGCTCACGTCAGCGGGCAGTTCGAAACTGACCGTCTCCGGCTCCGCGAGTGCCGTCACGCTGCCTCCGCTCGTGGCTTTGCTGATGGCCCCGCCGCCGGCCATCTTCTCGATGTAGTCTTGACTGCCGGTAAGCTCACCGCTCAGCTCAGCGTGCCCGTCTTTCGCCGCTTTGACGAGCTGGATGCCACAGTTCTTGTTGGCCGGCCGGTCGACGAGTGAGATCTCGACGACCTGCCCGCCGGTGATCCGGCCACCGCGAGCGCCGGCGTCACGGGTGATCTGTGGCCGGGCGATGCCGACCGAGTAAGCGCGCAGCGCACCGCCGAGCACGAGCTTCTGAGCGACCGGCTCGATGATCTTGCTCTTAACCCAAGTACCACCGTGCTCATCAGTGTCCATGTCGATGCCGACGCCGGCTGGGTCGCGCTGTGGGTTGTGCTGCACGCGGACGTTGGCGCCGTCGCCGAGCCAGTCACGGATCGCCTTCGCGGCGAAGTCCGGGTCGATGATCTGCTCGTCGGAGTCGATGGAGCCGTCCGAGGCCTTACCGTAGACCAGGACGTTGCCGTCACCATCCGTCTCGGTCTTCGCGATCGGGAACGAGAAAAGCGTGAGCTCGCCGTCGCGGGTCAGTGTCGCCGCCATCCGGCGCCTCCTCGAGAAGCTTGTGGTATGATGAAATCATGCCTCAGAAAGCCAGTCATCGCCGTCATGGCAAGAACCGGCAGAAGCACGCAAGACTGAAGAAAGCGAAGAAGATCGCCGAAGCGGTCTCATTGTCTTACCCGGCTAGGAAAACTGGCGCGATGGCGCAAGATGAGGCACGGCAGCTACTGGAAAACGCGGCGACTGCCTTGAACGCTCTCGAAATCCACGGCGTCATCGTAAGCCTGCTGCCGGACGCCGTCGTCACCGACTGGGGTTACGTCTTCCGGCTCTGGGATGATGGCCCCGTCTGGGAAACAAGATCACGGTCAGTGGCGCCATTTCCTGTGCCGGATGCGGTGCCGGGCGAAGAAGACTAGCCGGCGTGCTTCGCTCGCAGCGCTTCCCACTCAGCCAGCGCCTTGCCGGCGGCCGCCTGCACTTCCGGCGTTACCTTGCCTTTGCCGGCGGCCCAGCGCTTCATCGCGCTCACCGCCATGGCGATGGCACTCGACTCGTCGTGACCGGACCGGATGAGAGCATGACTCACGTTCTGGATGTACGCTGGGAGCTGGTCGGATTTACTGCCCCAGAGGCCGTGAGTTCCCAGCGGCTTATGAACTGTGGAGACGACCGGCGTCTCCGCTGACTTCTCAGCTGCTTTCGACGGCGGCGGCATCTGGATCACTCGACGCGAAGAGGTACCCATTCTGCCAGCCATCCAGCTCTCTCAGCGCCTGCTGAGCGCTGCCGGCCCGGCGCGTGAAGCTGTCGGCGATCTCCTGCATCGACTCATCACTGCCGCGCAAGTCATTGCCTTCGACCGTGATGATACCCAGCTTCGTGCCGCCGTATGTCTGGACGGTGACGCTACTTGGGGCGGTTGATGCCATTATCGTCCCAGTTCTCCCACTTGGCAAGCTGCTTCATCATGTCGTCGTACTTGCGAGTGTTGCCGGTGATCTTCACGAACTCCGGCTTCAGCGCTTCCAGGTTTTTCCGCACTTGCGCGTAGTATTCCGGTGTGAAATCTTTCTTCCGGACGAGCTTTGCCACGTAGCCGTCGCTGTACCAACCTGGCCAGGCCAGCCCGTGGTCGATCGCATTCGGTATGCCGTCCTGGTCGATCATGTAGTTGCCGGCGTGCCGGTCGTTGTTCTTGATCAGGTGGTCGAGGAAACCGATCCGGCGCATCGCATCCGCAGCTTCCGCACTGCCACCACCATCGCGGCTCATGATGCGTTTAGCATTTTCATGCAGCTCTGACGCGGTCTTGCCGTTGACGAACGTCATGTAGACGGACTTCTTATCCAGTGGATCACGCACGACCACCGGCGCTCTGGCGCCGAGTGCGTGAGCGACGAGTGACGCCAGCTCTTCGTTGTCACTCTCACCCTCATTACCGGACACCGGCTTCTTGTGCACCCACCGGCTGCCGTCGTTGAACGTGATGAGGTTCGTCTCACCCATGATTCCTCGTACGTTCGGCGATTTCTTCGCTTTGACACCGGACTTGATCCCGGCTGCCAGCTGATTCCGGATCTCAGCTCGCTTCCGCTGGAGATCGCCCAGCATCCCTTCTCCGAGAGCACTGCCGGGAACCGCTTCCGGCTCACCCGCGTTGAAGCCGGCAATTGCCCGGGCCATTCTCTCGTTGTCAACGGCTTTGTAAAGGCTGCTGATGTCTTTCTTGAACGGCTTCATCAAGCCTTCGGAATCAGCGTGGCGCTCTGCTTGCTGCAGGCTGTCGGCAGCGTCGCTGAACCTGCCTTCTTTCAGCGCGGCAGCTGCGTCACTGACCTTGCGAGAAACGCGGCTGAACGCATCCGCATGCGCGATCGCCGCGTTCAGGCTGTCAGCACGGTCAGTGAGCGGCAGGCCGGCGAGGTCTTTCTCATTCAGCTTCTCGAGATCCCTGTTTTTCTGGTTGAGAAGCTTTCGAGCCGCTGAAATCAGCGTCTTCTGGTCACCCCACGCCCAGCCTTGCTGCTGTCGAGCCCGGTCGTCCAGAGACCGGATGTCGCGGATGACGTCTGCGGCGTGACCGGCTCGAAGTTTGCCGGCGACCGCTTCGTCGTCTTTGAGGTACTCGTGCCGCTCTCTCAGCCTGATGTGCTCAGCGATGTTTCTCGCCGCGTTGCCGATCGCCGCAGCGTGCTCATCGGCATGCGTGATAGACCGAGCCTGAAGTGGTTCATGCCCTTGATGCTCTGCGATGATCTCATGTGCCATCGCGAGCCGGTCGCGTGCCTGCCTGGTTTCCTGGTTACCCGGCCGCAGTACCTCAACGGCGGCGTGAGCCCCTTCAAGATGCCGAGCGGCACTCTCATGGTCTTTGGCGGCAACAGCGGCTTTCGCCGCGGCAGCCAGATGACCGGCGTGCCATCCGGCAATTGCCGGCATCGCGGCGTCAATGTGAGCGGTTACCGCCTCGGCCTTCGCCTTCGGCAGGTTCCTGGCTCTTGCCGGCTTCGGTGCAGCTGGTTCCGGTACAGCAGCGGGGACGGCAGGCTCCGGTTGCGGGATCTCAGTTTTCGGCAGGTTGCTCCGGCCGAGGCGCTGAGCGATCAGATCATGAGCGATGCGAATGTGCTGGTAGGCCGCGTCAGCGCCACTTTCTTTCGCTGATGCGGCAGCTCGCTTCAGTCTGCGATGTGCCGCTTCGAAGTCACCGCTGTTGATGGCTCTCGCGGCGTTCTCGAGAGTAAGACGGTCAGCTGTCTTCAGCCTGTGGTCGGCGAGAGCGATGGCGATGGCTGCCTTCTCGGCTCTGCCTTCCACTCTCCCTGGCAGCGGCTTCGGCGCAAGTGACGCCGCCAGCGCCGGCACCGGTTCTCCGGCTTTGAGAGCTGTGCGCAGCTGGTTAACCCGGTCTGCGGCTTTCGTCTCACCGTTGGCTCTAAGTGCTATTTCAGCGCTCTTAAGCCGCCCTATTGCCCATGCCTTGTTGTTTGCGTACGCTTGAGGATCCGGATCACTTAGCCGGCTGATCGCGAGGTCTAGCTGACGATGAGCTTCGAAGTTCTCGAGTGGAGGAACGCCGTCTTTAATTTCCTGGACTGCGTCTTTGTAATCGCTCAGCTTCGGCTTGCCGGATGCTGCCGGCAACGGCTTCGGCGCTTCCTCCGGCTTCACGTCAGCCAGGCGAGGCAGCATCTCTTTGCCGAGATGCCGAGCTACGGCGTCATGAGCGACCCTGAGGCGCCTGTATGCGCTATCGGCGCCATCTTTGCGTGCGACGTCTGCGGCTTCTTTAAGCCGGTCGAACGCTTGCTCAACCGCATCTCGCTCGATGCGCCTCTTCGCCGACTTCAAGTACAGCTGGCCTTGCGCGCTGAGCTTCGAATCTTCCAGAGCTCGGTCGATGGCGTCAACGGCAAAGCGCTTCGCTGCTGCATTCATCGGCCTGATGGCCGGCTCAGCTGCTGCTGCTTCAGCAGCTTGAACCGGCTCCGGAGCAAGAGGCGCCGGCATCTCCGGCCGGTTAAGCTCATCAACAGCGACCGGCAGCTTAGCCGCACCAGCATGCGTTGCTATGATGTCGTGCGCAAGCCGCACCGTAAGCGGCACTCGACGGCCATTCGCATTGTAAACGCCAGCCGCGTTCTTAAGATGCTTGAGTGCGCTCGGGTAATCGCCGACTTGCATGGCGAGCCGAGCACTGCTGACGGCGTCTTTGGCGGCACGAGGCGCTTCCCGGTCGGTCAGCACGGCTCTTATCTGCCGGTCAGCCTCATCTTCAGCGGCAGGACTCAGCCTGGCGTTCACCGGCGCGGCTGGTGCCGGTTCAGGGACCTTCGGCATGATATCGGCAAGAGCGGCCGGCTGCGGTGAACCGGGAGCATTCACGGCTTTCGGAGCGTTGAGAACGGCCCCGCGAGTGTCCCGGATGTGGGTCTCGAGCTGGATGTCACCGGCCAGGTGAGCGTGCACTTCAGCTTGCGCCATGTGAGCGGTGGCGTTGCCGACGTCACCGCGAGCGAGAGCCTTCTTCGCGTCCGCGAGCTCATTCTTGGCGCCGTTATTCTGAGCGTGCTCATGAAGTGTGCTGACGTTGTGGTAAAGTGCGACCGACTTGGCGGCTTCGCCTCGCGTCGCGTACGCGGCGTCCAGCTTCGTCTTCGTGATCTTGCCGTCGGCGCCGGGAGCCGTCCAGTGTGTCATCGAGTAGGTGCCGTCGTCGTTTTTCCGCATCCGGCCGATGCGAGTGTCACCGTGGTCGACGACACCGAGCCGGACGCTGAACTTGGCTTCCCGGTATGCTGGGCCACAAGGAGGCCGGACGCAGATGTAACCGTGGATGTAGCCTTCAGGACCGACTTTGACGAGGTCGGCGAGCCGGAGCTTGATCTTGCCGCTGGCGGTCTTCTCAGCGAACGAGACCGGTTCCCAGTCACCTGGATCACCGTCATCAAAGTGGAGAGGCACCTCGTCTACTGCTTTCAGTATATCATTTTTCGCAGTGAGCTGTC